GGATCATCATACCCTCCGGCTTTATAACGAGAATCAGGTATTTGATTGCTTTCATCAGAAGCCGAGCTATAGGGCTCGAAAGTATTATAAGGATAGTTGTAGGTATTTAAATATGGATCGTAATTCTGCATTTTTGCCTCTAGTCTATAACAAAAATAAAAGCTTTATTTTTATTATAGCAGAAACAGTTTTAATCCTTGTTTTTTCGTTATTTTCCAATAAAGATTGCTACCCTATAAAGCTATCTCCAAATGTATTTCATAGTCAGAATTATAATAGCTAAAATAAGACTTATTACATTACCGATAATTAAAGGCACTGCCTTAATCCATAAGCTGTATATTAGCCACAATATCATCCCTAGAGCATATATAACGTACATGCCAGTTGATATATCCTTAGCAGATTTCTTGCGGTACAGCTCTATAACCTGAGGTATCAATGATATCGATGTACAAAATAATGCTAAATAACCGATTATTTCGATAATAATTACTTCCATGAATAATATACTCTTAAGAGGCCTCTATGCGGTTTGCGAATAATTATATTGCTTATTTATATACTCTATACAGGCTAGTTGCCTCTCTTCCCCTAAATCGGCAATACTACGGGCTTCTGCCTTACTGCACCATTTTTCTATGATAGAGCTTGGTACATTATGTAATTTAATAAGTTCTATTAATTCAGCCAAAGTTTCGGTCGGCTCTAGGGCTTTTACTTCTTCCTCCTGATGAGATAAAACAAAGTCAAGTTTGCTACTTATACTTTGAGCTTTTGGAGTTATGTTTTTAACTTCCATCTCAAGATCATTAAAATTCTTCCCCTCCATCTCCTCAGCTGTTGGATGCTGACTTACTATCTCAGGAAAAGCCTTACGCAGTGCTTGTGCCTCAGCACATTTGGCTAGCTGTCCATATGGTCTTTTTCGCCACATAGTATTAGGTGTCAGTTCATCTTTTTTAGCAGCATAATTTTCCAACCAGTATTCTTTAGCGGTAAATTCAACGATAGTATTATTTACTATCTTTTTAACTGTTACCTTACACCATTTTGGATAAGTAATCTCAGTGCCCCCTAAATTACATGTAACATCTTCTCCAAATTCAGGTTCGCTTACACCCGCATATTGATTACTACGTGCCGCCTGTATTCTATATAAACCAACACCTGCCATAACCACATCCTTGTACTCATATTTTCCTGTAAGAGCATTTTTTACACTCATCGGGACAATATGAACCGGCTTTTGCATAGGGTCTAATTTTGCTGCCTTGCAATAATCAAGAACCATTTTTATACTTTCGTCTCTTGCACCGGTATATAAGCTGTTTTTTAGTGCCGACCATATATGCTGATCAATTTCATTAGTGGTATTTATTGCTGCTATATTGCTCATGGTTTACCTTCCTTGTTTAAATATCTTTATATTTTATTATTAACTGATAGCGTTTTTTTAATCTTTCTAGAAAATCAGGTTCAACTCCTTTATTTCCTCTTTCTACCTCAGTAATCCTGGATGGATAAGTATGCATATATTCCGCAATTTGAGGTATTGTTATACCTGCTTCTTTCCGCATTCTCCTTAATTCTTCTCCCTCTTCCTTTGTCAGTACCGGATATTTTCTTATCATCATTTAATTAAAAATACTCTTGATTGCTTAGTATAACTACTATACTTCAAATACAGGTCTTTTGCCTCATCTTTAAACCTTTTTAAGTCAAAAAATGACCTTGGAGTGCTATTCTTCCATGTAGCTATCACGTTACCGTTATTATCAATTAGCACATCATAATCTCGCATAAATTCCTGTATATCGGTCTTTAATTTTTCAATAGTACTTTGTATCCTACTTTCTTCTTCTTTTGCTCCTCTAAGCTCTTGGAGTTTTTCTATGATATTACTTTCTGCTACTATTTCGTGATAATTACTTTGCGGGAATAAGTTAAATGTATCCCTAGTACTCACACATTTAGGCGGTATCCTTTTTTCTATATGGTTATCCCAGAAATTACAGGCTATCTTAATTAGCTTCTCTTCCAGCTCCTTATTTCGTTCATAAGTATAAATTCTAAAATCCTGTCCTCCAATAAGAACAGCTATATCAACCTTTGGTACAGCGCAGATAGCAGCATAATAAGCTACTTGTACAAGATAACTCTCAGGAATCTGATCTGTTCCCTCTTCTCCCCATTCTTTGCCCCGAGTAAAACCCGCTGTCTTGCATTCCAAAACATATTCTTTATCGCCAACCCACCTATCAATATTAGCTCCTAAAAACTTCATTGAAGGGTGATATATTGTATTTGGTTCTATTTCTATCGTTTGACCAGTAACTTCTGCATACTCCTTAGCTATAGTATCTTCTAAAAGAGTACCCCACCTCATTGCAGGGCTAGTTTCGCAAGCGATATCATCGCTGGTTTTATCTAAATATACGTCAAGAGCAGTACTATAAGGATTAAGTCCTGCTATAGCACCCAAATCACTGCCACCGAGGTAATTCTTACGTTCTCTTAGCCATTCTTGCTTGTTTTCCATATTAATAACTTTATTTTTTTATTATTATAAATAACGCTTTATTTCCTCAAGTTGGCCTAGTACCTTCTGTGGATTAAACAGTAAATGATCCTTCTGCAGCGCCTGTCGTTCCAAAAATGAAACTACTAAGACACAAAACTCCCTCGGTACTACTACAAACTCATTATCAGTTTTGGATTTAAGCCACATTGACAAACTATGGGTGGAAATATCACCAACCATGCCCCAGAGAAGATTAGAGATTTCCTCACGCGAGATAAAACGATCTTTTACAGTAATCATTTTATACCTCTACTCCTCTGGTTAGCGAAAAGTAAGAGCGTAATTCCTGATCAGCCGTGTAAGCGTTATGCTGTGCTTCCTCTATTGCCTGCTCTAATGCTAGCGGGTCATATTCAGACATATCCCAGTCAACACAGTAATCATTTGCTTTCTCAAGAAAATACTCGTATTTATCAATATCAACCATTAACTGGTAATAATTATCGCCGTAGATTTTATAAGGGATGTTATAGAGATTTGCTCTTTCTATCTGCTCCTCTATAAATGCTTCTCTTGCTCGCTCGCCAATTCTAGCAAAAGTTTCTTTAGCTGATGCAGGTAGTTCTAAGCTTTCGCTTTTAACATCCTGAAACTTTGGGATTTCAGTTATATTAGAAGGTAATGCTTGGGCAGACCTTTGCTTGAATATTTCGTTAGCTTCTCTGGCAGATTCAAGGTTCGAAAACACCTGAATTGCTTCTCTAGGCGCAAGTAGTCCTTTCTTTAAGACTTCCTTGGCTTTAGCAACACTGATTTCTTCTAAGCTCGGCATAGTAGATTCTAATAACTCGTGGCTTCTTAACTCTATTCTACCATGATTTATTAGATCATTGATTTTCTCGTGATTTTTTGATTTTAAAAAATGATCTTGACGTAAAGGTAGGGTTAAGATATTTTGCATATATCCTCCATTGATGGATAAAGTGATTAAAAGTAAGAATTTATTAGATCAATCAAACTGTTTAATTCTTACGACACACAAGGTTCCAAAAACGTCTTAAGCTCGTAACTTAAGGCGTTTTTTTATGCCTTATGAGGTTAGTATAGAGGAGAAAAATAACATTGTCAAGTATTGTAAAATATTTTTTTTATAATTTCTTACAAGTGTCTAATCCCTGCTGCTTTTTATAGAAATTTATTATTAATTCCAAGGTTTCTTGATTAAATTTATAAGTACCAATCTTACCTTGTTCAAATAAGATACCATCTTTTTGAAGAACTTTTAATGTATTATAAATAGTAGGACGTGTAACGTTAATCTGTTTACTCATATTATTAATTGAAAAATAAGTAACATCATCTACAGTTATATCAACTAAAGCATCAAACACTCTACATTGATTTTTGCTATATCTGCCTAATGCTTTAAAAGCTTCTTTTAACATTTTTTTATTTTCCTCCATACCCTCTATACCTAAATTAAAGTGTTTACTATTGTAATAACATTTTTATATATTTATTGACTAATAATATAAAACTCTATAGCCTACATAACTATATTTTCAATAGCTCAGAGAATTTGCATG